CCAGAAACGCGGGTGCTTGGCAGCGCGGAAATCGTAAAAAATTCGTGACGCCATGATCAGCCGTACTACGCCACGCTCGCCCACACGCGCCGAGCTCGCCGAGCTCCTGGCGCGCACGACTGCCGATGACCTGTGGACCGCGGCCGCAACCGTATGGGGCGAGGCGCGCGGTGAGCCGCAGCACGGCCGGATCGCGGTCGCGTGCGTGCTGCGCAATCGCGCCGCGCGCGGCTATCGCGGCGATCGCACACTCGGCGCGGTCGCACGATCGCCGAAGCAGTTTTCGTGCTGGGACTCCGGTGACCCGAATCGCGCGCAGTGCGGTGCGCTGACGCTCGAGGATGCGGTGTTTCGGGATTGTTTCATCGCGGTGCTCCAGGCGCTGCCCACTGGAGCGTCGGAGTTCGCGGCCGTGGATGCGACTTTCGGCTCTCTGCACTACTGCGCGCTGCGGAGCGCGCCGGCGTGGGCTCGCGGTCACGATCCGTGCGCGATCATCGGACGGCACAAGTTTTTCAATGACGTCGCGTGACGCGGAACGTGTGACATGTACGCGCGCGCAGCTGATGACGATCTTCGGCGTGAGCCGGATGACGATCACCGACTGGTGCCGCGTTGGCATGCCGAAGCTCGGGTACGGATCGTACGACGTTGCCGCGTGCGTGCAGTGGCGCGTTGCGCAGATCCAGCAGCGCGCGCACACCACGGCCGAGGTGCTCGACGGCCGCGCGGAGTTGATCCGCGCACAGACCGAGCGGTATCAGTTGGAGAATGCGAAGCTCCGCGGTACGTTGATCGATGCGGCGTACGTGCGCGCAACGGTGCAGAGTGTGTGTGCGACGATCGCGACCATGCTCGACGCGCTCGCGCCGCGCGCGACGCCGGAGCTTTTGCAATGCACCGACGCCGGCGCGATCCAGGAGCTCTTATTCCGTGAGTGCCGCGCGGTCCGCGATCTCATCGCCGATCAAGTCCGATCGATCGGCGTTGCGCTCGATCGTGACGAGCGCGGCGGAGATCGCGCGCCCACCACGCGCGCGAAGCGCGAGCGGATGGGCGGACGAGTGTCGGATCCTGCCCCCAGAATCACCGGAGCCGGGACCGTGGCGCACGAGTCGCGTGCCGTACGCGCGCGCGATCCTTGACGCCTTTTCCGATCCGCATATCAGCACAGTTGTAGTAATCATGGCCGCGCAAATGTGCAAGACAGAAATTTTGCTGAACGTGCTCGGGCACCGATTCTGCGACGGCCCGTATGTGCCGGCGCTGTACGTCGGTCCGACCGAAAAGCAGGTGCGCAGCATGAGTTCCGATCGCGTGCGCAAGCTCATCGCCAGCACGCCAGTGCTGATGGACCGGCTCGAGGGTGGCCAGCGCGACAAAGTGACCGAAAAATACTTCGCCGGAGTGCGGCTCGGCTTCGCGTGGGCAGGCTCGCCGACCGAGCTCGCCAGTCACCCGGCCGGCCTGGTGCTCGTCGACGAGCGCGATCGGATGACCGCGGACATACGCGGCGAGGGCGATCCGGTCGAGATCGCGCGAGCGCGGACGAAGAATTATTTGCATGGCAAGGTCGGCGTGGTGTCGACATGCACGATCGAGGGCGCGAGTCCGATAGTCGCTCTGTGGAGCGAGGGGACGCGCATGAAATGGTGTTGGCCTTGCCCGGATTGCGGTGAGCTCTTCGCGCCGCGCTTGTGTGATCTCTGGTGGCCGGAGCAGGCGACGCCGCAAGTGGCGCGCCGTGACGCGCGATTGTGCTGCCCGCGCTGCGGCGTGTTGATCGCCGATGACAAAAAACCGGCGATGAACGCCGGCGGTCGCTACGTGCCGCACGACGTAACCGAAGCGGGCGATCATGTGCCGATCGCCTCGGCCGAGCCGAACAGTTGCGCAAGCTTTTGGGTGTCTGGCCTGGCGTCACCGTGGCGCACCTTTGGCCAGGCCGCGGAGCTCGTACTGCGCGCGTACGCGAGTCAGCAGCCGGAACGCATTCAGGCCGCGGTGAATCTCGAGCTCGGCGAGACCTGGCGCGTGCGCGGCGATGCGCCCGCGTGGGAAGAAGTTATGGCGCGCCGCGGCGCGTACGCGCCGCGCGAACGGCCGCACGGCGCGCAGATCGTGACGCTCGGCGCCGACGTGCAGCGCGATGGGATCTACTACGTGGTGCGCGGCTGGGGGTTCAACGCCGAAAGCTGGCTGCTCGAGCACGGGTACATACCCGGAGAGACCGAGTACGATTCGGTGTGGCTGCTGCTCGGCCAGGTGCAGCAGCACGGCTACGGTGACCCGCCACTGCACATCGCCCGCGCGTTCGTCGACTCCGGGTATCGACCTGGTGATCGCTGGCGCCGGCCAGACAATGCGATTTACGCGCACTGCCGGCGGCACGCGATCGCGTGCCCGACGAAAGGTCACGACACGCAGGATCGACCGATCAAGTCGAGCATGATCGACGTGTCGATCGGCGGGCGTGCAATCAAGGATGGCGTGCGGCTGTATCACCTGGACACCGACTATTTGAAAACGACCTTGTTCGGGCGCATCCGCTGGCCGACCGGGGAGCCAGGCGCGTGGCATTTGCACGCGCAGATCGATGAGGCGTACTGCCGACAGATCGTGAGCGAGGAGCTCCTGGTGACTGCGAGCGGCCAACGACGCTGGATCCGCCGGTCGCGCGAGAATCACTTTTTGGACTGCGAGATCCTCGCGCTCGCCGCTGCGCTCACACTCCAGGTGCATTCGCTGCCGCGGCCCGATGCGCCGGCGCCGGAGCCCGCGCCTGGCGCGCCCAAGCCGTCATTCGTCGCGCCGGCGCGCTCGAGCGCACCGCGCGAATCTTTTTTCCGGCGCCGATCGTGACCATCGGCACCCGGATCGAGCACGTCACCGGCCGGCCCGCGCCCGCGCGCGTCGCGCTGGTCGCGCTCGGGCCGTCTCGCACTGCCTATCACGAGCTGCTCGCGCGCCACGAGCCGGCGGCGCCGTGGGAGGAAGTCTGGACCCTCAATACCGGCATGCGCGCGTTGCGCGCGGATCTGTGCTTCGTGATGGACGATGAGGCGGAATTCGCGCTGCGGTACCCGGAATATGGCGATCTGCTGCGCGCGCCGCCGTGCCCCGTCATCACCGGATGCGTGTATGACGAGTACCCGGCGATTGCCTATCCGCTCGCCGGCGTGACGCTATGGGCTGGCGTCGGCGGTCCCTATCACGACTGCTCGATCCCATGGATCCTCGCCTACGCCGGAGCGATCGGCGTGGCCGAAGTCACTCTGTTCGGCGTCGATTTCGACTATCCGGATCTCGCCAGGCGCGAGCGCGGGCGCGAGGTGACGGCCTGGTGGTGCGGATTTCTGCAGGGCCGCGGGTGTCAAGTGCGGATCGTAGAAACCAGCTCACTGCTGCGCACCCGCGATCGCATGGGCGATCCGGATTTTCGCCCCTACTACGGCTATCTGTCGCAATCGGCGGTCGACGCCGCAATCAAGCGCGCGATCGGACGCTGACGCACGCCGCGCGTCGATCGCTGCGCGCACCAGGCACGCCGGGCGTAGGCTGTGCGTGTGGACGCTGCCACCGCGCAGACACACCTAGACGCATGGGAAGCCGCCGATCTGGCGGTCGCGGCCGGTCAGTCCTATTCGATTGCCGGACGCACGCTCACGCGCGCCGACGCCGGAGAGATCCGCCGCATGATCACCCACTGGCAACGCATCGTCGATCGCTACGCCGTCACCGCCGCCGGCGGTACGTCGGGCGTGGCGCTCGCCACATGGCCGTGAGGCGCCCGGCGCTCGAGGTGGCCCGCGAACGCGCCGAGCTCGCGCGGCTGCGCCTGGAAACCGATGTGTTGCGCGCCCGGCGCGCGCAGATCCGCGCGTACGAGGCCGCGGACACAAAACCATACCGCAAGGTGCGCGGCGATTCGCGCTCTGGTAACGCCGCGATCGGTCCGGCCGGCACCAAGCTGCGCCAGTGGGCCCGCTACTTGGACGAGAATCACGATTTGGCGATCGGCGTGCTCGACGACCTGGTCAAGAAAATCGTCGGCTGCGGGATCCAAACCATGCCGGCGGTGCAGACCGTCGCCGGCGATCTCGCGGAGCGGACCAATGACGCGCTCGCGGCACTGTGGGCGGACTGGCGTGACGCGACTCCGGAGACCACGCGGAGTCTGTGCTGGCCGCAGATCGAGGCCATGGCGTGTCGCACCTGGCTGCGAGACGGCGAGTTCCTGGCGCAGCATGTCGCCGGCACCGGCCGCGGCCTGACCCATCGATCGCGGGTGCCGTACTCGCTCGAGCTGCTCGAGCCCGACTATCTGCCATTTGCGCTGGTGCAGGAGTCGACCGCGACCCAGAATCGGATCGTCCATGGCGTGGAGCTCAGCGACTGGCGCGAGCCGATCGCGTATCACCTGTATCTGGAGCATCCGGGCGAGCTACTGACCATGAGCGGGCTCAGCCCGGAAACGATCTACGCGCGCACCAAACGGATGCCCGCCGAGCTCATCGCCCATGTGCGCCTGGTGCGCCGGCTCGGGCAAGTGCGCGGCGTGACCATCTTCCGCGGCGTGCTGACGCGCCTGGACGATCTGCGGGATTACGAGGAATCCGAGCGCGTCGCGGCGCGTGTCGCCGCGGCGTTCACCGCGGTGATCACGAAATCGACGGACTACGCCGGCGCGGCTAATTTGTCGACCGCGACCGGGAATCGCCAGATGGAAATGAATCCCGGCATGATTTTCGACGATCTGCTGCCGGGAGAATCGGTCGCGACGATCGGCACGAATCGGCCGAGCGAACAGCTCGGTCCGTTCCGCGAGTCGCAGCTGCGCGCGGTCGCGAGCGGTACCGGCTCGAGCTATTCGGGCGCGAGCCGCAACTACAACGGCACGTACTCCGCGCAGCGCCAAGAGCTCGTCGAGTCGTGGATTGGGTATGAAATGGCGCGCGAGGATCTCATCTCGCAGTTCCATCGGCCGGTATGGCGGCGGTTCGTCGATACGGCGATCGCCGCCGGCCTGGTACCGCTCGCCGGCGTCGATCCGATGACGATGTACCGCGCCGATTTCGTCGGCCCCGCAATGCCGTGGATCGATCCGGTCAAGGAAGTCGACGCGAAGGTGCGGGCGATCGGTGCGCGACTGATCTCGCGGCACATGGTGATCCGGGAATCGCAGTACGATCCGGAGCTCATCGACGAGCAGATAGCAGCCGATCCGTACGCGCCCGCGTCGGGCGCCGGCGAGGCCGGCGAAGCCCGGGACGCCGACGAGGAGATCGCCGCATGACCGTACCGGATATTACGGGTACCTGGTACCGCACGATGCGGATCGATGTGCGCGCGCTCGACACCGAGGCTCGCACGGTGCCGGCGGCACTATCGTCGGAGTCGATCGTGCAGCGCTTGTTCGGCCGCGAGCGGCTTTCACACGCGGCCGGCTCGATCAATCTCGAGCGCGCCGCCGACGGTCTACCGCTACTCTGGTCGCACGATCCCGATCAGCCGCTCGGGCGCGTCCGGGACGTGCGCTTGGAGCGCGACGGACGGCTGCGCGGCGTGCTGCATTTCGCGCGCAACCCGCGCGCCGAGGAAGTCTGGCGCGATGTGCGTGACGGATTTTTGACCGATGTATCGATCGGATACCGGATCGACGCCTGGCGCGAAAGCAAGGCCGAGCCGGATCTGATCACTGCCACCGAATGGACCGTGCTCGAAGCGAGCATAGTCACCGTACCCGCCGATCCATCGGTGGGGATTAACCGAGGCTATTCTATGGACACTCAGGACATGACACCTTCCGCGCCGGATCTGACCGTGATCAGAAACGAAGCGACCGACGCCGGCATTCGGCAGGAGCGCGCGCGCTGCGCCGAGATCCGCGCGCTGTTCGCCACGCCGGGCTTGAGCGTGCATCGCGCGATGCAGGACACCGCGCTCGCGGAGGGATGGACCATCGATCACACGCGCGCGCAGCTGCTCACGGCGATGGCCGCACAGTCGATCCCGATCGGTGGCCGGCCGGCGCCGGAACACGAGCATCGCGCCGGCGGTTTCGCGTCGCAGGGTGCCACGGAGCTCGAGCGGTATCGCATCGGCGCGCTCCGGGCGCTCGCCATCCGCGCCGGGCTCGAGCGCGACAAGGCGGTGATCGACGCCGAGGCCAGCTCCGAATTCCGCGGTTTGACACTGGTCGAGCTCGCGCGCGAATACTGCCGGCGCGCAAATATCGACACGCGCGGCCTGAACAAGGTGCAGCTCGCCGGGCTCGCGCTGACGCGCGGCAGCGGCATGATCACGCACTCGACCAGCGATTTCGCGAATGTGCTCGTCGACGCCGCAAACAAGTCGCTCATCCTCGGGTACACCGAGGCGCCCGAGACTTGGCAGATCTGGTGCGAGCCGGTGAATCTCAGCGACTTCAAGCCGTCGAGTCGAATTGCGCTGAGCACGTTCGGCGATCTGGATGTGGTGCCGGAGCTCGGCGAGTACAAGTACGGCACGTTCAGCGATTCGCGCGAAACGTTGACGTTGCGAACCTACGGCAAGCTGTTCGGCATTTCGCGCCAGGCGATCATCAACGACGACGTCGAAGCGTTCACGAAGATCCCGATGCACATGGGCCGCGCCGCGGCGCGGATGGTCGGCGATGAGGTGTACGCGATCACGAGCGGTGCCGGGCCGACCATGTCGGACGGCGGTGCGCTGTTCAACTCGACGGCGATCACGACTGCCGGCGGACACGCGAATCTCATCACCGCCGGTGCGGCACCGAGCGTTACCACACTCGGCGTGGGATTCACGCGCATGGCCGTGGTCACCGATGTTGCGGGCGGAAACGTGCTCAACATCAAGCCGCGGTATCTGATCGTCTCGGCATCGTTGGAGGCAAGCGCGCGTGTGCTCGTCGCCGCGCAGTACGATCCGGCCGCAACGCTCGGCACCATGACACCGAATCCGTACCAGGGCCGATTGACCGTGGTCGCCGATCCGCGCCTGGATGCGATCGCGAGCGGCGCGCCCTGGTTCCTCGCGAGCGATCCGCGCATGTTCCCCACGATCCAGGTGGGATTCCTCGACGGGCAGCAGTCGCCATATCTGGAGCAGCAGGAGGGATTCACACAGGACGGCGTGATCTTCAAGGTGAGGTTGGATTGCATCGCCGGCGCCGTGGCGTGGCAAGGGCTGTTCCAGAACGACGGCGCATAACGCAGGAGCGACAGTACGGCCGCGCGTGCGCAAGCGCGCGCGGCTCCACCGAAAGGCATGATGTGAGGGTATCGACATGACGAATCGACTCGTACAGGACGGCCAGGTATTGATGGTCACCACGGGCGCGACGGCGCGCACGAACGGCCAGCTCATCAAAGAAGGCGATACGTTCGGCGTGGTGCTCAAGACCACGGCGACGGGCATGATCATGCCGCTCGCGATCGAGGGCGTGTATACGCTGCCGAAGATCGCCGGCGCGTCCACGAACCTGCTAGTCGGGCAGCTGGTATATGCGCGCGCGACCGGATCGACCTATAAGGTGCTCGGCGTCGCGACGGGCAACGCAATGGGTACCGCATTCGCGATCGCTGCGACGGGCGCGACGAGCGCGGTCGTAAAGCTCCACGGATTCGCCACGAACTGAGATCGCGATCATGGGATTGTCATCGCGCGATCCGATCACCGGCGAGTCGCACGGCTGCGAGGAATTCACGGCGAACGGCACGATGATTGCGCCGATCACCGGCGTGATCCACGTGACGGGAGTCGGGGCGGCCGGCGGCGGCGGCGGAGGTAACTCGACGCCGGGCGGCGGCGGCGGCGGCGGAGGTGCCGGCATCCCGTTCTTTCGCTTGCCGCTCGTAGTGACTGCCGGCGAGACGATTACCGTCGCCATCGGCGCGGCCGGCGCAGGTGGCGCGGCCGATGCGGCCGGCGCAAGCGCGACGAATTCGACGGTCACCGCCGCGCGCCAAACGCTGCTGTTAGGCGCCGGCGGTGGCGGCGCAGCCGGCGCAAGTCCCAATGGCGGGGCCGGCGGCAATCTATATGGGCTGTCCGGTCCTGCTGGAGGCTCCGGTACAGGTGCGGCCGGTATAGTGCTAACCGCTACGCGCTCATCGCCCAATGTGCACTTGGCGTACACCGGCGGCGCTGGTGGCGCGTTAAACAACGGGAATACCGCTTTGACCATTCCGGGCCTAGGCGCGACGACTGCGCGCACCGGCAACGCGAGCGGCGGTGCCGGGGGCAATGGTGGATTCACATTCTTCGGTTTTGGCGGGCTTGGCGGTCAGAACGGCACTGCTGGCGCGGCGGCGACAGTGTACGGCGCCGGCGGCGGCGGCGGATCCGGTGCGACCGCCGGCGGCAATGGTGGCGCTTCGTTTGTCATGATCGAGTGGTGATGCCATGACCGCACGACGGTACGCTTTCGTGGGCGCGGATGGGTCCATCCAGGAATTGTCGATGATCGATGATGAGGCGGGCGGCAAGTACATGAGCGCGGAGGAATGGGCTGCGGCGCGCGGGTATACCGCCGCAATCCCATGCGAGTACATAGGTGCGCTGCGCGCCGCCGAAGTCGGCGATACCTGTGTGTCGCGCGGCGGGCGGACCATCGATCAAGAGCGCACGCGCAAGGGCGGACGGCGCGTGCTCGATGGCGCGGATTTCACGCTGACGAAAAAAGCATGACGCTCGCCGCCGATCTACTGAGCGATCTATCCGGCGTTTTCTTCGCAGACCGCGGCGAATTCGACGAGTCGATCACGGTCGGCGGGGTGACGATGCAGGCGATCGTGATCGACGATTTCGATTCGATCGATCCGCGCACGCCGCAAGTGCTGGTGCGCGCGAGCGACGTGGCCGCGCTCGCGGTCCCCACCACTGCCGTAGTCGGCGGCGCGAACTATGTCGTGTCCGGCTACCAGCCCGACGGCGCCGGCGGGGCGATACTCCAGCTCATCCCGTGACATGCCCGCGCCCATCACGATCGATTTCGACACGCGCGATTTTCAGCGCCAGGTGGATGCCGCGTACAAGACGCTCGGCACGATAGCCACCAAGCACGTTCCGCGCGCGGCAGCCGCCGCGCTCAATCGCACATCGGATCGCACCGCGACGCGCGTGCGCCGCGACGTTGCGCGCGCGAAATCGTTGCCGCAAAAGCTGCTGCGCAAAAAGATCGATCGATTTCACGCATCGCCGCGTCGGCTTGTCGCGCGCGTCTGGATCGGGCTCAAGCGCTCGATCAAGGTAGGCGATCTCCCGGGCGCGCAATACCAATTCCGCGGCGTGCTCCGCGCCGGCCGCGTGCGGGTATCTGGCGTATTCCCGGCCACCATGCCGAGCGGCAAGCGCGGGCTGTTCGTGCGGCGGTTGCCGAGCATGCGCGCATCGCGCGATCGATCGCCGAGCGCGCCGAATCTCCCGATCGAAGAGCCGCAGATCCGGCTACAGCCGGAAGCGGAATCGATCTTGCGCACCGTCGCCAGGCGCGAAGTGCGCGATTATCTGCCGCGCGAATTTACGCGGCTCATCAACCTGACGCTGCAAACCCTACGCGCAGCACGAGGAAAATGACGATGGAATCCGGCACTGGCATGACAATCACCTTTGGCACATCGGGCACGGCGCTCAAGCTGCGCACGATGTCGATCAAGGCAGAGCGCTCCGAGCTCGATTTCTCCCACGCGGGATCGGGCGCGGTGCGGCCGCTCAAGGCGGGCGCGCTCGTCAGCTACCGCGCGAGCATCACCGGCGTATGGGACGCCGAAACGCCGATGCCGATCACCGCGGCGCTCGAAACGATCACGCTCACCTATCCGAGCACTGGCGCTGGCAACACCAGCACGTACGCCGGCACCGGGCAAATGCTGAGCTTCGAGGGCACGGGCGAATTCGAGAAGGAGCAGACGTTTTCGGCCGAGCTCTTGTTCAACGCGGCGCCGACGCATACGCCGTGAGCACGCGCGGGCAACTGCTCGCGCTCGCGTACCCGGCACCACGCGCGATCGCGATCGCGGATTTACCCGATCCGATCTACGTGCGCGTGATCACCGGCGCCGAGCGCGATGCGTGGGAACAGGCGATCGCCACGGAGTCCCGCGGCGGGCGCGCCGTCGCAAACGTCATGGGGCGATTCGTCGCGCTGGCGCTCAGCGATGAGCGCGGTGCGCGGATCTGCACCGATGCCGATGCCGATGCGCTCGGCGCCTGGCCGCACGCGCGGCTGCGCGCGGTGTTCGAGGCGGCGATCGCGCACAACGCCATGGGGATCGACGATGCCGCGGCCGAAAAAAAAAGCTGATCGAGCGGCCTGCCGCGCGCACCTGGCATCACCTGGCGCTCGCGCTCGGCATGTCGGTCGCCGACGCGCAGCAGCGGGTGAGCGCGCGCGAATTCAGCGCTTGGCTGGCGCTCGCCGAGCTCGAGCCGTGGGGCCCGCTGCGCGAGGATTACCGCGCCGCGCAGATCGTCGCCGCGCTCGCCACGCTGCTCACGCGCAAACGGCACGAGCCGCGCGAGTTCATGCCGTGGCTCGACCCGGTGAAACCTGCGCAATCACTCGATCAACTGATCGGGCAAGTGCAATCGCTCGCCGCAGCCGGTGTGCTGCGCAAGGTGTAGCATGACCGTCGTCGCGAACTTGGTCGCGCGCATCACCGCCGACTCGCGCGGATTCCAGCAGGGCATAGGCGGTGCGAAGAGCGCGCTGTCGAGCTTGGGCGCGCTGCTGCCGGCGGTGTCCGTCGGCGCGGTCGGGGCGTTCGTGAAATCCACGATCGACGGCGCCGACGCGCTGCGCGACATGGCGATCCGAACGAACACGAGCACCGAATTTCTTTCGCAAATGCAATACGCCGCCGGGCAAACCGGCGTGCGATTCGAGACGCTGACCGCGAGTCTGACACGCATGCAAAGCAACCTGGTGCAGATCAGCCGCTCGGATAAGGCGCTCGACGTGCTCGCGCAAATGGGGATCGACGTGAAAGCGATCCTCGCGCTCGATCCAGAGCAGCAGTTTCTCGCGATCGGCGCGGCACTCGAATCGATCCAGGATCCGGCGCTGCGCACGAACGCAGCGATCAAGCTGTTCGGGCGCAGCGGCGCCGAGCTCACTCAACTGTTTGCCGAGGGTGCGGGCGGGATCGCCGCGATGCGCGCCGAAGCCGATCGATTCGGCGTCACGATCGGCACCGGCGCAGCCGATGCCGCCGATCGCGCGAACGATGCACTCGGCCGACTCAAGGCCGCATTCGCCGGGCTCACGGGCGGACTGGTGCGCGAGTACCTGCCGGCGATCGCGGATTTCGTGGAGCTTTTCGCGCGCGGTGTGCCGATCGTGCTCGGGCTCATCGGCGGCGGCGTGCGCAGCGTGGGCCAGATCGCCGGCGGGCTCGCCGCGGCCGGGGCTTCGGCGCTGCGCGGCAACTTCGCCGGCGCCGGAGCGATCCTCAGCGGACTGCCGGCGGATCTCGCTGACAATTTCGACGATCTGAGCGGCGAGACGAAATCGCAGACTGACGTGCTGCGCTCGATCGATCGCAACATCCAACGCGGCGTGCCGGCGGTAGCGCAATGAGCGTCACGCGCAACACGCTCGCAGGAGGCATCCGCGCGACGCGCGACGCGAGCGGCACGCGCATCGAAACCGGCGCGATGATCGACGAGCTCGGCGGCGAGGCCGAGGCGAAGATCCTCGCCGCGCTGACGCACCCGGATCTGCCCGCGTTCGGCTCGCCGTACCCGGGCCGCGCGGATCTGCTGCTGCTCGAGGTGAGCGCGGAACTGATCGACACCGATAACGCGCGAATAGGCATGATCTACCGCGTGCCGGCTGCCGGCGAGAATCCGAGCGGCATCGCAGCCGATCAGATCGTGAGCGTCGAGATCGACTCGACGACCACGACGGAAACGACGCGGCTCGACGCCGGCGGCAACCTGATGATCAATACCTACACCGGATTCCCGATCCTGGCAGGCGCCGTGAGCACGTCGCTCTACAGCGTTCGCAAGGTGGTCGATGCGGAGATCCTCCGGCCGCAAATGTCCGTGCGCATCGTGCAGGACCGGCGCACACGGCCGCTCGAGCTCGCGCGGCGGTTCGTCGGCACGGTCAACGCCGACGTGTGGTCGGGCGATCCGGCGCGCACCTGGCTATGCACCGGCATCACCGCGGCACTCCAGGGATCGGCGTGGCGCACGACATTCTCGCTCGCCTATCGGCCGCAGACATGGCGCGTGACCGATGCGGTGGAAGTCGCCGGCCAGTTGCCGGGCGATGCGACGCCGGGCAATGGGATCGCGACGTACGACGTATATCCAGGTGACCTATGGCGGGATCTGGGCGTAGCGCTCTGACACGCGCGCCACGATGGCGCAGCGGCGATCCAATCACCGCCGCGGCGCTCAATCGCCTGGCCGCAGCCGCCGACGGCGCGGTGACGGCGGTGCCGGCGCCGGCCGCGCGCGCCGGGCAAATCGAGATCAACGGCGTGACCGCCGCCGGCGAGGTGTGGATCGAAATCGATCGGCAGACGAGCACAGTGCGCGTTGAGAATCCCGACGACTCATCGCAGTACGTCGATGTGGAGCGCATCGACGTGGTGACCTTCGCGGGCCCGGACGGGCGTACGATGAGCCTGGCGTTCAACAATTGATGAGGTGATCGATCATGGCAACTCGCTACTGGCTCGGCATCGCACCCGCGGTCGCGCAGGTACATACCGGCTCGATCGACTCGGTGGACGCGACACCCGCGAACAACACATTCACCGTCACGATCGGTGGCGTCG